CGGCACGGACATCTATCAGCAGGTCGGATCATTCAAGCAGGGCGGCACTGCGCTGACTGATCGTGACCACATCAACAAGTTGCTGGCGAAGGTTCACGATCAAGTGAACGATGCGACCACGCGGCAGATTCTGGACACCAGCGTCATCAGCGGTAGCACTCGTGCGATCTACTCTGGCACGGCGGTTGTGCTAGGCAGCCTGGACTTCAAGGCGACCACTTTGACCAGCGCACTCAGCCAGATTGCAGAGGAGGCAAGCGGCGAGAACGGCTTGCCGTACAACTTCTTTGTGGACGGCGCTGCTCGCCTGAACTATGGGCCGATTGTCGTGCCGGGGACGGCGACCGCACCAGCCGAGATCGTCACTGACCCTACGGCTGCGCGCACTGGTAGTGCTGGAACGGCAACACGCCTGCTCGCGCACAATCTCTCCGTGAGCCTTGATCACGACAACATCGTGAAGGGCATCTTCGTGCAGGCAGCAGACTCACGCGCAGACCGCGATGGCAACGCAAGCCCAATCACCAATCAGCCATACCTCCGAACCTACACAGGCACCGCTCCGTACAATGGACCTGCGCTGACTTCACGAACTGGACCGATCCCTCAGGAGGTCTTCAGCGCGCCAAAGGTTGCCGCGTTTGGCTTCGGTTCTCGCTCCACGAAAGTTCAGCGGCTCACAAAGGGGACGCTTCAAGTGCGCTCCAAGCCTGTACGCACCGTGTCGTTCTCAATCTCTGGATCAAGCCAGACGCAACTCACCAATCCGAACTGGGAGTATGGGCTAGTGCAGGGCTACTCTTCAGCAGGCACGCTCGTGAATGCGTGGCTGCCAGGGCAGTTCGTGAAGGTGACTGCGGCCGCACTAGACTTGAACGAAATCCTGCGCGTCGCAAGCGTCACCTATTCGTTTGAGTCGCCAGGCTCCTATCAGTTGCGCGTAGACATTGAAGCGGAATACACAAAGCGCAGTGCAGTTGCTGCGCTACTTGCCAAGCTTGGAGGCTCATAATGGCAGAGCGATACGGCACAGACCTCACTGGGCTAGGCGGCTACGAGGGCGGCGTAACCAGCGAGAACGGCGCGGCGATTGTCAGCACGAGCAGCGACGGCGAGACCTCGCTGCTGTTCGGCCCAGCCGCGCTGCGGGAGATTCAGGCTGGCATCGCCAATGGCGACTTCGCCATCTCCCCAGACGACTCCACTGGAACGATCACCGCTGAGAACCCATTGCCGTACTGGACCTTCACCGATGTAAACAGCGCTGGCGCGATCACTTGCGCTGTAGTCACTGACGCTTCCGCAGGCTCTGGCAAAGTCTTGCGCTGGAGCATCGCCAACACAACAGGCACCGGCAAGAGCGCACAGATCAGTCGCTACATCCCAATCGCAACGAGCCGCGATCGCGCTCTTACAATCGCGGCAGATGCCTATGTCTCTGAGGGAATCGGAACCAACGCACAGTTCCAGTTGAGTTATTCCTATGTCAAGCAAGACTTGACGACGACTGGGACTGGAGCAACTGGCACTGGTAGGAGCATTACTGGATCAATCGGCGCATCGACAACTACCGCGCCTTCCGACGCTGCGTATGTCTATCTGATTATCACAGTGAAGACTACTGGCACAACTGCTGCACTGACTGGCGATCTTGCAGAAGTCAAGTTGCGCTCCTTTTTCTCAGCGTTCTTCATCACTGACAACAGCGACTCGGCAACCTATGCGCCTGCTGCATTTGAGCAGGGTGGCGGCAACCTGATCATTGGTGCGAACGGCGGAACTGGAAATACTGGTATCTCTGGCACCTTTAGCGTCACTGGAACTACTACATCAACTGGACTGCTCACAGCAAGCGCTGGAATCACCGCCACCGGCTTGATTGCCACCGAACGAGCCTCAGCATTGGATGAGGCGTTCACCGCACGACAAACAGCAGACGCAACCGCACGGTTTGCGCTTTACTCCAACGGAGCGATGGAGTGGGGCGCAGGTGGAGCGCGTGACCTGAACTTGTATCGCGCAAGCGCAGGTGTTCTTGCAACTGATTTTGCGCTTGCCGCAACAAATATTTCTCTCTCTGGCAGCCAAGGAGTTCGGCACGACACACCTGCTACCACAACGCAGACATCAAGCGCAGGGATCTGGGTGCTGGTATCTGGCAGTAACTATCAACTTCGCCGCAACTCATCATCAGCGCGCTACAAGACAAACATTGTTGATGCCGATGAGGTGGTGCTAGAGGCAGCGCGCAAAGTCAAGCCACGCCACTATGAGTCAACCATTGAGGATGAGAAGGGCGCAACGCGCCTCGGCTTCATCGCAGAGGAGATTCACGACGCTGGCTTGACGCACGCGGTAGGCTACGACGCAGAGGGCAATCCTGAGACGATTGACCCGACGGCCCTGATCGCGGCGCTCTGGCACCGAGTCAGCGACCTTGAAGATCGCCTGAAGGCACTGGAGGCTAAATGACGCGCTCCCAAGTAGACGCAATCATTGACCGACTAGATCAACAGTCTGCAAAGATTGACCGTCTTCAGTCCGAGATTGACCAGATGAAGGGCGGCTTGACCGTCTTGAAGGCGCTTGGCGCGCTGCTTGGCGTAGGAGGAATCGGCACGCTTCTGGCGTGGTTGCAATCACAATCAGGCAAGTGAGACTCGCCGCTCTCCTACTCGCGGCGGCGTGCTTCGTGCCGTTCGCCATCGTGCGCGGCGCAGACGGCGAGATCAGCCGCACCGTCACCGAGACCAGCGACTACTTCGTGGTCGTCACTGAGCCAACCCTCTTCACCGCTCGCACCCTGCTGTGCGACGAGCCAGCCGTGCTGTGGTGCGCGCAGCCACCTGCTGGTCACTTTATGGACTCGGCCTTGTGGCTGTACGACACGACAGGGTTGATGATCGCAGTCAGCGATGACGATGGCGTCTCGTGGGCGTCGCTGATCCAGATCTCGCTTCAGCCTGGCGTCTATCGTCTACGCGCTGGTCGATATGGACCGTGCAACGCAACAGGCTGTATGCACCCAGAGCAGCCGTTCCCAACAGGCGGCTTCTACGAACTTCTGACCAATCTGCCGCTCGTGCTAGATCCGACTCCACCTGTAGCGTCGCCGCCGCCGATCCCATCGGAACTGCCAAGCCCTGAGCCGTCACCAGAGCCAAGCCCTACCCAGACCCCAGAAACCCCAGCACCTAGCCCTAGCGTCGCTCCTACCCCTACGCCAGAGGCTTCTACGACGCCTCCTCCAACCCCTGAGCCAACGCCTGAACCAAGCCCAACGCCAGAGCCAACTCCAGAGCCAACCCCAACCCCAACCGAGCCACCACCAACGGTGGCACCAACACAGGAGCCAACCAATGAACCACCACCGATCCCGACTGCCACACCGCAACCGACGCCCGAAGCAACCGTGGAGCCAAGTCCTCCGGCGAGTCCTCCCGCCTCTCCTGATCCCACTCCTCTTCCTCCTCCTGAGCCAACACAGCCCCCTCTGCCAACTGTAGAAGAGGTCGCCGCAGCGGTTGAGGAAGCCGTCGCCGCAGCCGCTGAAGCCGTTGGCGAATCCGTTGCCGCAATCGGCGGTGGCATCGCTGACATCGCTGCCATCGGTGAGATCGGCAAGGACCTTGACGCAACCGAAAAGGAAGAGGTGCAGCCGATGGCCGTCGCCGTCGTCACCAGCCAGATCGCCAGCGTCGCAGCCGCCGCTGCTAATGCCGCACGCGGTGGAAGCACGCCGTCGGGTGGTAATCTTGGCGGCGGTGGTGGTGGAGGCGTAGACGCGCCAAAGACTCGCAAGACATCAAGCCGAAAGGAACTGAAGTGATCAAGACCATCATCCTTGACCTGATCGGTGGAGCCTGGACCGTCCTCGGACTTCTGTTCGCGGTGGTCGTGCTTCCTGAAGGTCAGACACAGCAGACAATGGCGGCGCTCTTCATCGGGCTAACCGTCGTATGGATCGCAACTGGACCGTTGCGTTGGAGGGACTGAATGGTTCTCACCACGAAGCACATCGAGTCAATCGGTGAAGTGGGCTGGACGCGCGTTGATACGGCGCCGGGCGAATGGGTTGCGCTGGTACCAAACGAAGATGACAGCGCCTTCGGCGGCACGCTCTGGAAGCAGGGTGAAGACGGCAACGACTACAGCGAAGGCTGCACGGCTGGTCATCCAGTCAGCGCCGCGCTGGGCTTTGAGGCCGCCGCACGCGCCATCGCCGTGATGGTGAAGGAGGAGAACCGTGCCGCGACTGAAGATTAGGTCTCAGGTGGATGTAGACCAAGAGGCTCGCAAGCAGGGCATCCTTGATGACTGCGGTCCGAGCAGCGCAGCGGCGGCTGCCTCCTGGGTGCTGAAGAAGGAGATCAGCGCAGCCGAGGGCATCGCGGCGAAGGCGAAGGTCACAGGCTTCACCGAGAAGCAGGGCGTGAGCGACAACGGCTCCAGCCTCAGCGAACTCGCCAAGACCGTCAAGGAACTTGGCGCGCACGGCCGCTATCCAGCGGACTGGCAAGATGTCTTGCAGTCAGCCAAGAACGGCGCCGCGCTCATCATCAACGTCCAGCAAGCCAAGATGCCGTTCTACGAGGGCGT